CCATAAGGGCCGTAACGCTAGTCATAAAGATTAGTGGTACCTGTTCCTGTCTCCATAAGCCTATTACTTTCCAACCATTAAATGGTTGATCGGTAATCAGCGGTAGTGTGGTTAACTACTGTGGCGGAACTAATGGTGCTGAGATGGCACCATCAATAATTAGCATGACCTAATAGCTTTTCCAACCGGCGAAGCCCTTTTAAGAAGGCTCACACCCTAACCTTAGAGGACCTGAGTGCGACTTTATTGATAACCAACATTATTATAAAATTGTGACAAACAACTTCATGAATAATGCCGGTTTCAAAATGGAGTTAAAAAGATGGATCCGACCTCAAGAGGTTGTTTCTTTCTTTAGAATTCCAGTCTGGCTCATGGGTCTATCACATATGTGGAAACTTGGTTTCCAACCAATGTGCAATAGAGTCCAAACATTATGGAAACATAATGGATCCACGTGGTTAGTTCAGTATCTTGCTGAGGTATCCCGTGCTATTGTATGTTGGCTTGGTAATGAATCTTATATTAGATCTTCGATCTTTATAAGCATTACTGGGAAAGGCTTACCCAAACTAATTCCTTTATCCTTAAGGAAATCTATGATAGCTGGAAAGCTACGTGATTCCACAGAAGGGAAATTAGTTATAAGAGCTGTATTAACAGTTCTATCAATCTACCGAGTAATGGGTGCTAGACCAGTATTAAAACTGGGTACTATAACCGATCCTTTTAAAGGAATCAGCTGTACACTACCTCAATATGAGATAGTTCAATCATTGCACTCATTAGGGTTGAAATCATTAAGATTACAGCAGCCTGATATCTTTACGATATCTGAATCTGCTGGACCTAATTATGCAAAAGCTACATATGGTGCTCCATTAGATGCAATAGCCTATATCCGTTATCCACAAGTGTGGTATAACTGGATGAGATATTGTATTTCTAATAGATATTATATGGTCGCCATTTGGCATTTCGGATTGATACTACTTGGAATGGCCCTTTTACCTATCATGGTAATCTCGGGGAGTTTCCCAAAATATTTGGGACGTTTAGTTAAACTAAACGAGGCACGAGGAAAAGTTCGTATAATAGCTATTACTGATTGGTGGACACAGATTGTGTTTCATCCTCTTCATAATGCTATTGCGGAATTCTTAAAAGAATTACCGATGGACGGAACCTTTAACCAGGTGAAACCATTACGACGACTTCTCGATTTAAATCGTGCGTCGCACGTGCTTTACTCGTTCGATCTTAGTGCAGCAACTGACAGGTTACCTGTTCAATTG